GTACCGTGTTATTTGAATCCCCTGTAAAAATAAAATCATAACTTTGTGGTGTTGCAGTCCAATTACCATACTGAGTTGTAAAAACAATATTACCAAGTGGGTTTGTTATTGTCGCACCTGTTTGAGGAACAAATAGTGGTTTTTCAATTGCTGTTGTCCCCCAAGGATTTTTCTGTAAAAGTGTAATAGTATAGTTAGCTGGTGTGGCAGCATAAGTGTGAGTTAAAAAGTTAGTAGTAGTACTAAGATTTTGTATTGCCGAACCATCACCCCAATCCACTTCGTAGTCAGAGAATTGTAAGAAACTTTTTAAAGATTCTTGTGAAGTATTGTATAGGGTTATTTTATATTTATCAACCGTATCGGCAGAGTATAAAAAGTTAGTAACCACATCTTTTTGAACCATCAAACCATCGAAGGGTGAATAGTATCCTAAATCATTATAAGTTTGTGTAAATAAAATGGTAAGGGATAATCCTGTGAGTAAACTTGAACCATTTGTACCTCCACTCAATATTTGTGACATACCTGAGTAGACACCGAAATTTTCGTTGTCATAAGTCACAGTGACTATGTCTGTTTTTAAAACTTCAGGAGAAATCCTATATTTGTATACTATTGGTTCCATCAGGGATTAACGTATTCATACCATTTTATCGGATTTGTTTCCGTACCCACTCTTGTAACTGAACCTCCAGGTGCCTCTGAATACATTTTGTACTCATAGTTGGAATAATCCAACACACACTTGTAGTAAAATTTATCGGCTTGATTGAAATTGAATTTATTGGGTAATTGTCCCTGACATTCATTCATCATACGAAGAAATTGTCCTGATTTCGCATCAAAAAATTTGGCAGTGAAATAGAACGTATTAATATCCAAATACGTAGTATCTTTCAACCAGTATAAAAAGAATCCTTCTTTATCCCCAACATAGTCCAAGACATATGAAGGTTTTTTTACTAAAACCTCAACAGGATTATCAACACTACCAATAAAACCTGTTTCAGTTAATCCTTGTTGAGTTGGTATTATTACCGTAAAAAATAATCTTTGGTCTTCGGTTTGTTTACTGTCATAGAAATCCAACTTGAAAAAACTATTCTTAAATGAATTTGCGTAATAATATATTTCACTGTCGGTAAATCCTGCCGCTTCGTAATCGGATTCCCACTCATCACAATTTGTAGTTGCGGTTACACCAGTCAATAATGAATTAAAAAAATAAAACTCATAACTGATATTCGTTTTTGTATTAAGTAAGTCCCAAAAACTGTGAGCAAATCGTGTCACCTCAAAGTCATCAATTGGGTTAATAACTTGACTGACAATATCCGCTTCATAAGCACTAACAGCCTCACCCCTACCAGCATTTTCCCAAGATAAATCAATAGGAATAGTAATCTGTTGAGTGTTTGGATTAAGGGTAAAACGGTACTTATTCACAGTCATCAATGATTGGTGGGATTATGAGTTGTGCATAAATACTCGTGTCTTTTATTACTGGGGTTTGTAAAAATAGAACCTGACTGAATGGATAATGTGAACCATTGATGAATGGTAGGTCAACACCAAACCCGTCCGCATCTGTAAATCCATAGGTATAGATGTCTCTCCAAAACCAAGCTTGATAGTATTGAGAGTAATATGCCCAATCGGGAACATTGTCCACCTCACCAGGTAATGCCGTTTCAATATACGTTGAGTATTGTCTTATCGGTATAGAGTAGTGAGTTTGATATGCGTATCCTGATGGAAATTCTGGCGTGTCATTGTTTTGAAAATAATCAGGATTATATGAAAACTTATGAGACATTTTAGATAATACATACTCCGCTTGTTCATACTCATTGTACTCACAGAAATCACCTTTGATTACGTGTCCAACCGGTAAGTCTTGGTTATAGTAGAAAGTTCTACCATTGATAGTGTAACTACTAACAGGAATATTATCTTTATTATCGTAAGATGCGTGGTTCCACCAATTGGACACCATATCTTTTTCAAAATTAAAAGACCAACCAATATCAATCGCAGAATTGAATGTTGAATTATACGGCTTGTTAAACCAACCCATATAACCTTTTTCAACTATAGAAACGAACAATTCACTTATAGGTTTTTTGTTTGAATCTAACAAACCACTTATGTCTATATCTTCATCAAATGAGAATGAAAAACTTTGACTGTCATTCTTCTGAGAAATTCTCTCAACATTGTTCGGTGTCAAAGCCGAATATTCTAACTTTCTTCGATTGGCAAAAACTGAATTTTCAAAACCCATTTTTGTCAAATCTGATTGAGATGGTGTTGTCAAAATTTTGTGTAATCTGACATAATATTTTGACATAGTCTCACCACTATTCTGGATATCCACTATCCTCTTAAATGTTCCCGAAATATTATTGGTGAGTGCCGTATAACCGATATCATAAAGAGCAAAAACAGTCTCTTGTGACCCAACATTCTCATCACCTAAATCATAAACTTGGAAAATGTTTGTACCATTCGAACTTATAGATAGTTGAACGTATTGTCCTACTTGAAGATTGTGTGGTGTCGCACAATAAAAATATATGTAAGGTTTCCCGTCGTATTGATTATTTTGAGTTACAAAAGGAATACCATCACCCGATAAGAAATTACCAACACTAACTCCTAAATCTGAATCTCTATAACTCATCACCTGAGTTGTCGAACTACTAAAAGCATATGAAACATAGACGTTATAGTTGTATGTTCCCGCACTTTTAGGGACGTATGTTGTATGACCACTAATACCTGTCGTTCTGAAAAAAGTAAATTCATCCGCCTGAGGATAACCTTTCCAAATACCAGTATTCACCGAGTTAACCTCATCTACATAATACAATGAATTTCTAAAAGGAACATAATCAGTTTTACCTGTAATACTATTATTAAACAAGTTTGTTATCTTACCAGCAACTCTAAATCTAGAACTCAGTTGTCTTTCCGCATCAAAAATCTGTTCAACATTTAATAATACACTTCTATCTCCCTCAATGAATTCTCTAAAATCATTTGTCATAGGTACTTGCACAAACAAATCTTTGTCTGTATTACTCTTATACCTAAGAGAACCTGGAATGTATAATATGCCGTTATCTGTGTTACTCATTATGAACCTATTACATAATTAGTTATGAATCTATTCATTGCTGTCTTTCCTCTTCTTAAACCAAAATAAAAGAAGAAAGGTGCACCTGTCATCATTGATGATGGAAGTGGTCCTGTCAATGTAGTTTTTGGTGTAATAGTAGGTGTAATTCCACCAGTAGATTGTGAATTGTAAATGAATCCAGGAATCTGAGTTGTTGGTGTTGTGACTTCTGAAGGGAAAGTAGGTTGTAAAGATGGTGTATTACCACCTAATAATCTATCGACACTTTGATATTTTATTAATGTAATTTCAGTGCTTGTTTTAGCGTTCCAATCGTTCAATTGTGTTCCGAATATGGTACCACCAGCAGGGTCTATTTTCCAAGCCTGGTATGGAACAATTTGGTCTTCAAAACCATAATAGTTTGTTAAGAAACTAATAGTTGAATCTTGGAATGTAATTCTACCAGGTGTGATTAAATCTCTACTAATTGTATTCGCAGAAAAGAATAAACCCATAGTTGGACCTACAGGATTATTTGTGAACGATAAATTGTCATCACCATAGTTATCACCAGTATACGGCTTAACACCAAATTCAGAATTAATACTTAATAACTGAACAATATCCGCATCAAGTCTATCTTTCGTTCTACTAAATAAACTCTTGATAGAAGAGTCACCAGTACTTGTCCACAACTCCAACAGACTTGAATTAGATAATCTACTTATCGCAAATAACTGAAGTAAATCTGCAGTCTCTTGATATGATGTGGAAGGAACTTGACTAGCAACATATCCCTCAAAATCACCACTTAAACAAACCTCCTGAATAAATTGGTCTTTAGGTCCCAAATCCATTATGGTTGTAGGGTTACCAAGAAGTCTCAAATTCTGAGCAGGATATGGAACATCGGGATCACTTGGTGATTGTTTTTTCTTAAATGGAGATTGTTTACCCGTAAATTGTGATGTTACAGAATTGTATGGACTAGCACGATAAAAGAATTGATTATTTGTTTCACCAAAAGCAACACAGTCCCTACAGTATTTGTACGTAGGTAGACTATTGTATGTTGTGGCACTTAATGGTTGATTGTATATATCATCTTTGAAGAAACTATACATATATAGACCTCCATTAATCCAGTTGTTTGTAAAACTTAAAGAAACTACACCACGACAAAGGGCAAACATTATTCTGAATCTTTGTCTCCATTCGTTGAATATATTGAAGTCTGCAGCAATAAAGAAGTTTCTTTGTAATAGGTAATAACATCCCTTATACATTTTGGTAACACCAGCTTGAGGGTCACCAACATAGTAACATTCATCCGTTGTTGGTCTCACGTCAAAAGTCGCACCGTCACCTGAATAACATCTTAGTGGGACCATTGTTTCACAATTGAAAGTTGCCAAAACTGTTTGAGCAACCGTTCCTCCATCTTCTGCAAAGTCATCAGATAAATCACCATTTGTTTCAGTACCTGTTCTGTATGTTGGAACCAATAATGATGATTCCCCACCATCACTTAATTGATACATTGCAAATGCACCATTCTGATGTAAAACAAATCGTCTATCCCTAACATCAGAACTTGGCAATCTTTCAGCCCTCATTACAATTCTAACTGAGTTAGAAACCGTTAGTGTATCAGTAGGATACTGAGTAAAGTAAGTTGGTGAAAAATATCTGTAGTTATTTCTATCAGGATTATTTCCACTAGATGTATCATTACACATAATAACAGTACCACCTTCAACTATTTCTAAGTTTTGGTATCCACTTCTGTAACTATCAACAGGAGAACCATAATTAATCATAGTGTCCCAAGAGGTTGTTGATTTGTCTAACGATAGTGATTGGTTTGTAGTTCCAAAATCCAAAGAATAATTTGTGTTGTTAGATGTCCCAAGTTTTACGTTAGATGAATCCAAACAAGAATAATCTAAGTGATTCTTTGTATTAAAACTTTGGAAGTTTGTTCCTGGTGTGAACGAATAACTTCCAAAGAAAAGATAACCATTTGAACTTGACGCATTATTAGCAATTAAATTGTGCCTTGGGAGTCTCCAATCTGTTGATGATGCGTACGGTTGAATGGGTACGTTCATCTTATAGTATCCTCTTACTTTAGGACCACCTGATGATACACCATAAAGTTTTGACAAATCATATTCAATATCTTGTCTATCTGTGTACATATCAACACCCCTAACCAAGAAAACAACTATGTGATTCAAGTAATCAGAATTCAACCTAAAGTTAGGTCCATTTTGTTCAAACATTCCAGTATCACCAGCACCAGTTGTATTATCATCAGGATATTCCCAAGGGTCATTAATTGCAGTACCAAACCTTTGTACTCTTTGATATCCAAAAATGTATCTTTGCATAAACGTCAGGTTAGACCCCGCACTATAACCTGCTTCATTTGGTGCTTGTGGAACCCCACCACCAACTGATTGTGTTAATGCAGTATATGCCGATACGGTATGGGCAGTAATTACTTGATAGTATTCTACGTCAGCAGGAAACTTATATTGAGCAATATATTGACCTGAAGAATCCTGAACTAAACCATCAGTCGTACCAGTAATGATGTAATTTCTTGTTGCAGCAACACCTGGATTCGATGCGTTAGCATTAACAACTGTAGCAGCATAACTACCCGTTTTGGTATAACCTGTTGTAAATCCACTTATGTTAGGGTCAACAGATGTTTCTACATTTTGGAATGTTAAAATCTGTCCAGGTTCAAAAAGATTAAGAGTATTTGGGTCACAAACAATTGCCAACACATTATCTTTGTGAAATAAACCTGTATTGACATTAGGGTTAACTGAAACTTGAATTTGGTTCCAACCACCAGTTGTGTGATACTTTGACTTAATATTGAATAAATTCATTCTTTCAGGAAGTGGTATATCCAATGACCAAGTTTTGTATTTAGTAAAAGGATTACCTCCGTTATCTCTGTCGTCATCCATAAATGGAGCCTTAGTAAAGTCTGAATTGTTTTCTCCATCATCAAAACCTGACATAGAAGACTGAAAACCATATTGATACTTAGCCATCCAAGTTTCTTTGATTTCATCATCCCCATCTAAAGCTATAAGTCTATCATAAAACTCATATTGGTTTGCATTGAAAAGAACAGTGGTGTTATCAACACCTGCCGGTATTTCTTCACTTTGACCTGCAGGTCTTGATTCACAATCACAAGCATCACAATCAGGATATGATAGGTTAGGTAGTGGTATTGATGTCAATGGACACTGCTTTGGAATGTTTACAGTTTTTATCCTCGAACAGTTTAATTTCAACAATCCAAATGTTATTGCCCTTATGGCCAAACAAAGTATGAATATTATACCAATGACCGCATTAATAACAACATTCAAAATAAACCTCAAGACAGGCCATATGAAACAAATAATGTGTCCAATTAAAATTAAGGCCAGTATAATCGGTGTAAAAACTGTAAGTAATATATTAAATAAGAAAAATATTAAGTCAAAATTTCTAACACCCTCTGTCACAGGGAAAGGATTGTTTGTTGTTTGACAACTTCTTTCTGTAATTTCTTTAATTCCAACAAACCTTCCTCGTCCACTTCCTTTCCTAAACTCATCAATTAAAACAGAAGGAGTGTAGACTTTATTATACTTCATTTTATAGAAGAAATCTTCACAGTTTATTGCTGCGGATTTGTCAGGATAATCATTCCAATCTAAAGAGAATGAATATGAATTGTTATATTGTTGCCATTGAGTATTAGCAGTATAATTCGGGTTGTAGTTTACACTATCTTCATTTGATAATGAATCGGGGTCAATACCGGGATTCAAGGATGTCCCTGTCCAACCATATTCTCTAATTTGTGGTACAAGAAACTGAGCTCTTTGCGCTGTACCTAATATAGGTAAAAATTGTTGACCAATTGTTGGAACATTTTCTACCTCGGCTTGGAATTTAAATTTGAATCTATATTTTGCACTTGTGGGAATACCAATTGAAGGGTCATTAGACAATACTTGTTCTCCAAATTCATTGGTTACAACATAATCCAAATTCATTGGGACATCCACTAAAAATGTTCCATCACTGTCAATTACTTTTCCACCATTAGTTAATTTGTACTCTTCTAATACAGGGTCACCATTTTCATCTATTAATATTGTTTGTCTAATTGCTTGTATTGTTCCTTCACCAGTTACTAAATCACAAAGGTTTCCACCCTCACTTGTTGGCTTACAATTTTTTCTAATTGAATCATTGTCGTTTGTACTGAATATCGAACCCATAAAGACTGCAGTAGGTTCGATTTTTATTCCAACAGTTTCTAAGTCAAAATCATTTCTAGTTATACCGATGTTACATAAATCTTCTTGTCCCCAAAAACTACCAACATCAATATCTGCAGAAAGACTAACAATTTGAGGTAAAGAATTTAAATCAGTTGAACTTCTAAATTGAGATCCTGCAAATTGGTCAATAACTCCCCTTCCTGTTCTGATTAAGTCTTGTGGTCTTAATGAAAAACAACCCATATCAGATAAGTCCAAGTCCATAAAAATTTGTTGGTTGCCTAAGGGAACACCAACAATCATAAAATCACCAGATTCATTTGTTTTAGTGGTATACTTGTAGTATTTTTCATAAACCTCCAACACCTCCACTCTTGTCAATACATCCTCTAAATCAGGAAATGTTCCTGTTGGTGTATGTCCAATGTATGATGGTCTATATGGGAGAAGATTATAACGGTATCCGTCTTCATTTTTTTGTTCAACAGAAGTGTAAGGATATAGTGTAGAAATAATCGGGTCTTGAGCATCTAACTCATCTAAAGGAATGAAAATGGAAACTCTTGCGTTTGGAATACCAGTACCTCCGTTGGCAAATACTCTTCCCACTACTACACCATAGTCTGCACAAAATCTGGTATATACATCTTCTTGCCTTAATTTTAAGGAAAGAATTTCTAAGAAATCAAAGTCTTGTTGTACTTGTACCTGTATTGATTTATCGACCCCTGGTTGAGTCCTAATTCTGTAAGATTTTGGCATAGTTATCCTTTTGTGATAAATAGTTATTTATCAAATTTTAAGTGGTATTAAATTAAATTGAATAAAAGGTTAGGAGAAATCTACCGTTTTAAGATTTTTAATCCTAACTTTGATATCTTTGTTTGGATATCTAACCTGATAAATCTGATTCGGTTGTGCATAGATTGTTTCGTCTATGAGTTGAATTTGTTTTGTAACATTATCAGAATACCTCTGAGATGTCTCACTTGAAGAATATTGTCCACCAACTTTGTTATATACTTTGATGTCCGCAACTGACACAACACCAGGGATATCTTGAATTATACTTCTTAAGTTCGATATATTAACATTTTGACCTAAAGTCCTAATCTGAGGACTCATAAATGTTTGAGTTTGGTCGATTACTTGTGTGATAACTTGTCCTTGGTTTTGTGTTGAATCAAACACTATAGAATATTCAAACTCCAAATCAATAACTTGTGCCGCTTCAACTTGAATATAGTCATTTATCATACGGTAATTTGATAGATAGGTTGCAATATTTTGTGCTAAAGTATTTGACACGTTTGATGTTAAAGCACCGTTGGTATCGTATGATAAAATCTGAATGATAATTTTATTATTTTGTTCGGTAATTGCCACCTTTGCAGGTGCACCAAATTTACCAGGCATTGTCTCAATCAATGACTGATAGTCATTAATAGTTACGGCTCTTTTCTGTGCCGAGAAATTAAAACTAACCATCTGTCTTGCTTCCTCAATTGTAGGTTGGTTTGCCCCACCAATTGCCGCAGTCACGTTGTTCACTTGTAGTGAACCAATAACAGTTTGGTTAATATTTTCAGACGGACCATTAACAAAGAAGTTAATCGTTCCTACTTGGTTGATAACATTCACACCAACGTTAGAAGCAAGACCCCCACCAATTCTGTATTGAACAAACAAAGTAGTATTAGGTTTTACTGTAGTACCAAGTCCAATGTTATTTTGATAATCCTGTATTCTCAATGGAACACCAGTTCTTGAAAACTGAGCCAATTGTTGTTCAGGGGTTGTTGTACCATTACCAAAAGTTAATTTCAAAAATCCTTCAGGTGTGAATTCTGTAATGAATCTTGTATCGGTCTTAATATATCTACCTACTTTGATACCAGGTCTGTCACTTGGTTTAGTTGGGTCTTCAACAAAAACAGTATCTTCAGCTAAGGCATCAACCTCATACCATCTATTCAAAGGATTTAAAAATTCTTGATAAGTAGGTGTGGTTTGATAAGTTGTACCATCTTTTTGAATAACTGAAGTTACTGATAAAACATTTCTATCTGGTAAGAAGAACTCATAAAAAGGTCTAACATCAGATGGATTAACTACTTTTTTGAAAACTTTAGTGACACCATTAACAACAACCTCTCTTTTTGTGATTGTGTAATTAACCAATCTATTGTTAGAGTCAAAGTTTGGTATTTTAGTCTGGTTTGGGAAACCTTGATTGTTGTATTGTGAAGAAAAATCTATGTCATATACATTTTCAAAGATTTGTCCCGCACCTAAAAATTGTGAACCGGCTCTTAGGATTCCCAAGTATCTTGTGTCTTCTTTATCACCGAAGGCAGGGACGGTGATTGACAAGTCAACTAAAGCAACCGATGGACGATTACCAGGTATTTTCAAGCCATACGTTCTGGCAATGTTGTAAATAGATGACCTTTGTTGTGCATATTGAAGAACTGTTTCTTGAATACTTCTGTCAATGTGATAATGTAAGTTATCACCGATTGCCGCATTCAAATCCAAGAATACTGAATATACTGACGCATCATTGAAGTTATCAATCGTGTCAGGATAATATTGTTGAGTATAGTTGATGAGGTCTTGACGTAGACCTTCAAAGTCTCTTTCAGTATAAGAAATTCTTCTGTTTGCCATTTGTTATTAAATATTGATGATTACGAAATCTCTCTGTCCGAAAGCGGCATCGTCTGCCGTAAAATCTATTCTGATTTTGGCCGTGTACTCTTCAGTTCCTCTTCCAGGTACTCTGTAAACACCACCAACACCTAAGTTAGAAATGTTTAAGTCACCAATAAGTTCAGCATCATCGGTGTATGGGGTAATCGAGATATTATTAATTGTGAGGTTAGGTATAAATTCGGCAACAGCATCTTTAATGTCAGATTTAATCGCTTCAAAAGATGGCCCATCTAAAGGTTCAAAAATGAACTCATATAGTCTAGTTCCGAAAGTTGGTAAATAATACCTACTACCTCTTCTCGTTAATAGAAGATGCAAAAGATTGGCTCTTATCTCCTCCTCTGTAGTAACAGAAAGAGATAAGTAATCACCAACAGGACTATCCCTAAATGGAAAAATTATACCGTATGTTTGCCCGTCTGCCATATCCCATAAATATATTCCCGATATTTTTTTTAGAAACAAAAAAACCCACCGAATTCGATGGGTTTATTAATTAATTATGATTTCTTCTTTTTAAGCCTCACAAGAAGTACAAACTAAATCATTTAGATTCAATTTTTTTCTTGCAAATGCCTGAGCCGAGTTCATAGAGTGTTGATAGTAAAGTGTCTTTACACCCAACATCCAAGCGTCAATTAGGAGTTTATTAACATCCTTGGTTGGCATATCAGGTGAAATCATCAAGTTCAAAGATTGAGCTTGGTCAATGAAATCCTGTCTGATAGCCGCTTGATTGATGATTGTTGACTGATTGATTTCAGCAAAAGTTCTGAAAACTTCTTTTTGTTCATCAGACAAGAAATCAAGGTGTTGAACCGAACCATCGTGTTTCTTGATACTATCCCAAGTTGCCTTGGTGTCTTTCTTCATCTCAGCTAACAACTTTTGTAGAACAGGATTCTTGATAGTTACTTTCAATTTTGCAACATCCTTAACATAAGCATTAGACCAAATGGGTTCGATTGATTGTGATACCTGTCCCAAGATAAATGCTGATGACGTTGTAGGTGCAATTGCATTTAAGGTAACGTTTCTTCTTCCATACCCAACAAGTGTTTCAGGTTCACCAAAAATTTCAGCCAACTTTGCCGAAGCCTCGTATGACTTATCTTTAATGAGTTTGAATACTTCGATATTCAATCTTGCACTATCCTTACTGTCGAAAGGAAGTCCCTTAGACTGAAGAAGTGAGTGCCATCCCAAAACACCCAATCCAAGAGCTCTTTGTCTTTTAGCGAAGTTGTATGCTCTCTCAAGGTAGAAGAATGCTCTTTGTCCCTCAACAGTACCGTTAGTTCTTAGGTCATCAATTTTGGTGATGAATTCAGTAACAACTGCATCCAAGAAATAAATCATCATCTCAACAGCATCGGTGTCTTTCCACTCATCATAGTGTAGAAGGTTCATAGATGACAATACACATACAAAAGACTCGTCCTCTGAGTTGTGAAGTGCAATTTCAGAACAAAGGTTTGAATTGTAAATCTTCATATCCTTGTCTCTGTAAACTTCAGGAGCCTTTTTGTTCATAGTGTCAGAGAACATAATATATGGGTAACCAATTTCTCCTCTACGTTGAATCACCTTCGCCCAAATTGCTCTTTTCTCTTTGTTTCCCGCAATCATATCCTCCATAAACTTATCGCTTACAGTTACTGCGTGTGTCAAATCTTGAATGGGGAACCCTTCAGTACCAATTTCCAAGAACTCCATAATGTCTGGATGCTCAACAGGAAGGTATGGTGAAAAACGACCTCTACGGGTTGAACCCTGTGAGATGTTATCCACAACACTCTGAAACAAGTTCATAAAGTGAACCGAACCAGGTGCGTGACCGTTGTCTGTAATTTCAGCACCACGACCACGAATGTTACCAAAGTAACCAGAGGTACCACCCCCCATTTTACTCATCTCACCAACTTCAGCTTGTGTGAAAAGAATAGACTCAATGTTGTCACCGATATTAGAACCGAAACAACTCACAGGGAGTCCTCTTTTTTTACCGAAGTTAGCCCATACGGGTGAAGACAAAGAATACCAACCTTTTCCCATATAATCAAAGAACTTATCTGCGAATCCTTCCATACCTAAAAGTTTTTCAGCGTGGTCCGCAATAGTTCTGATTCTCTCCAAGGGTTCTTCACCCTCACTCAAATATCCTCTACGAAGAAAAGTAATAGACTCTTCGTTAATCCAATCAAAAGGTTTTCTTGTTTCCATATATAAAATTAAAATAAATCATTCATTGTTATCGACTTCGTCTTCTTACTGTAATTGATACTTCTCTTGTGGAAGAAGTCAGTATGTTTGGTTGTCAGAATTTCATCATCGAACCACTCAGTTGTCTCCAACAAAGGTTGATTGATTTCAAATATACTATCAATTCCGATAGAATTCAAGGAGGTATTGAATCTATGTTTGATAAATTCCATAGTTTGTGCCTTTGTTAAGAACGAAAGGTCACCATTTTCAAAAATCCAATCAACTACTTCACATTCCGCCTCGTAAGCATCACGGGTAGCATCAATCAAATCTTCAACCAATTCATTGGTCCACCAAGTTGGGTTTTCCTTCTTGATGATATTAACTAAATCAAATCCGAACTCTGCGTGGATGTTCTCTTCTTTTGAAGTCGCTTCAACAGCATTACTGATACCCTTTAGAACATTCTTATGTTTGTTAAATGACATAATAACCAAGAACTGAGAGAAAAGAGATACATTCTCAATAAACATTGAGAATAGAACTACAGATTCAAAATAGTCTTGATTATCAATAGATTTTGAATTTGCAATAGTTTTTTCCAAGTATTTGATTCTTCTACGGATTGCTGGAATTTCCAACAAGTTTTCGAACTCTTTGTTCAAACCTAACAATTGAATTAGGTGTGAATAAGCATCTGCGTGTCTTACTTCAGACTCAGCAAATGTAGCACCTACGTTTCCGATTTCAGGTTTTGGTAACTTTTTATAAATGTCACCCCAAAAGGTTTTAACTGCGATTTCAATTTGTGAAATAGCCAACATCGCCCTTTGTACTGCACTCTGTTCTTTTTCTGACAAATGTACCTTGAAATCTTGAATGTCTGAGGTAAAGTTAAACTCGGTATGAACCCAGTATGAGTGTCTAATAGCATCTACGTATTCACTCAAATCGGGGTATTCATAAGGTTTAAGATTAACTCTTTTTTGAAAGATATTTGGTTGATGTTTTGAACGGTAGATGATGTATTCTTTTGCAACATCATTGAGTCCGTTGTCCATCAATTTGTTCTCCACCATATCGTGAACTTCGTCCACGTGTGGAACTCTATCTTTATCTCCTTTGAAAAGACTTCTCTTGGTCAGTCTGGCAATTTTTTCAGCCATTTCAATATCAATTTCTCCGACCGAAGCCATTGCCTTTGCAACGGCATTTTTAATCTTTTCAGATTCAAACAAGACTTTTTCACCGCTTCTTTTTATAACATATCGGTGGTCTTTTAGTGCTGTACTAAAAATGTTATTATCCATAGTTTTTTGATTTATTTAATTAAGTAGTTTGTTGTTTTCTTCTTTCGAGAAGTTCTTTAATTCTTTGCTTATTTTTTTCTTCTTTTTGTTCTTCAAGACCTAAGAAGGTAACACTTTGTTCAGTGTCAATCACAAGCATTTCATTATCGAACTTACAGTTCTCGAACACAATCCCATCCTTACCAATACGAGATTTGGTGATGGCTATAGTAGCTAAATTCATTTCCTTTTGTTGTAATGATTTAGCCACTGATATAATTACGTGACCAACCTGAGCCTTTTTAATAGACCCACCCATTTGGTCAGTAGTCACTACCTCAGATGATATAGAAGAACGGTTTCCTTGAGTTGCGGTCCATCCCGCAATACTAAGTTCGTGACACATAGACTCAAACCCTCGCATTACTGAACCTTCACTCTTCCATTCATCACCTAAGTTTTTGTCAGGCATAATACAATCAATGTAATCCAACAC